AACACTAATAACGTTATACTTGCCTAATGCTGTTTCAATAACTGCTAAATGATCAGCAGTACAATCAGCCGCAATCTTAACACGATATGAATATTCTTTGTTTAAACTTTCTGTTAGATAGTCTGTAAATTGCATCGTAATGATCTCCTGTTACATGTATTTATCATTCTATCACAAAAAAAGGCAGAATAAAACACATCTGCCTTTTTATGTTTAGTAACTAAATTAGTTATTAACTGTTTAACTTACAACGAGGCCAGTTCCTAAAGTAACTGTTGCGCCACTGAAGTCGTAACTATTAGCAACTTGAGTTCCAACTGCTCTTAATTGAACTTGAGCCGAAGCCGCATCAAATTGACTTCCGTCAACTATTGCATGAACTTTACCTGCCGCCGCAGTAGGGATAATATACATAAGTGGTTGAATTATACCTAATGTTCTTTCAACTGCTTCACCGTATGCATCATCTTCTGCTTGTAGGTCTGCACCTGTGTCAATTAAAACTGCTACAAGGTTTGCTCTTGAAACAAGAGTACCTGTTGCAAATTCTGCTACACCTGCGCCTTCTCCTTTTGATTGTGCCATTTTATTCTCTCCTAATTAAAACGTGGTAATACCACTATAAAACTATTTATCATTTTCGCCCAGAATCCTTAACAAATCGTTGCGGCTAAGTGCTGTTGCAGTAAAGTCTGGGTCTCCACCCTTTTGCTTTATACGATGGTCTAGGTTTGCTTTTTTCAACATTAAGTCAACTTGTTTTAGTTTCCTATGAACTTTACTGTCTTTGGCTTCTAAGGCAATCTTTAACATGTTTGCCGCATTGTTAAACACACTTCCTGCCGCCATATCAGTCATGTTCATACCAAGACTCATTAACTGTTCATAACTGTCAACTGCCTGGGTAGCAATAGTATCCATTTCTTTATCATGGTGCTCCATTCCTCTGACTTCTTGTAAAGCATTGTTGATTTTTTCACTAACACTTATAGCATCTTCTACTGTTTGAATGTTTACAGGCTCTTCATCTTCCTTTTCCTTTTCTGCTTCGATAGCCTCTTCAATTGGAGGTAGATTAAACTCTTCTTCTAGTTTTTTAGTCATACTACTATTTATGTTATTTTTGTAATGATTCTAATATAAATGATTCGTGAAGATTTAGAATTTTCTCAGAGAATGCTTTTTGTTCGTGGGGGAAAAGATGATTAGAATGCCTTGTATCAATATTGAGATCCATATCAGTTGGTAAGTCAATATCTATAATTCGAGTATTATCAGTATTGTCTAAGAACAAACTCGTATCTAGCTCAGACTCTGATGTACGAATATAAAGAATATTGATTCCTCGATTTTTACACACATTTGTTAAAAAATTTAGATATGCATAGCGATCATAATATTTTTTATAAGTAGGTTGATGCAAAAAATAGTTATAGCCTTGAACTGTATGCCCTTTTCCATTGTAATGTACATTAACTATGTCATCTTCAATAAAAAAATCTGGATCATAGTAGTCTTTATCTGCATAATTATAATTATCAGATGTTTTGGTAGCATACATTATTCTAATGTTAACCGTTAAGTAAAAAAATAAGAATTTTACATCGTTGTGATTAATTATATAGTGTATTGCTTTGGCTATAGTAGCATCTAACCCAGCACCCCGCCAGCCGACACAAGTTCCTGGAGTATTAAATTTTTTTATTAATAACTCTACTGCACTCAACCCGGTTTTATACACATCTTTATCGTGTTCTAATCCTAATGGGGTATTGAATTTGCTGAAACTATCGCCGCCGGATAAAATCATAAGAGCTATTTTACTCTTTTTTTAGAGATGCGTTTCTTTGAATTACGTTTTTTATTAGTTTGGAATATTTGGTCTTCGTTTAGTACTTTAAATCTTATACCTTTACGTTTACACCATTCTTGTGCCGCTGTCCATTTTGCGGCATTAAGTGCCACCTGTACTTGGTTCCTACCGTTACGAGCATTTTCCATTGTAGTTTGATTAGCAGGTTTGATTTCTATAAGTTCTACATGAGTTGAACCATTTCTATCAGTATATTGTATCATGAAATCAGGAATGTAATTGTGGTACTTGCCATCTAAAGGACTTCTGTATGGAATTCTAATATTTTCACTTGCCCATTTATGTATGTTTGGGTGAGTATCACACATACGCATAAATGCTAACTCCCAACTGCTTCTATATTTTGGTGATTTAGTGCCGACATACTTAGTGCGGTTTTCCACAAGGTACTCACCACTTGCGAATCTACTTCGGTTCATGGCTGTATGAGGCCGTTAAGTCGTTTGTTCTTGTTATTTTTGATTGCTGTTGTTACACTTATTCTATTGCCGTGTGGGCGAATTGCATTTATAGCAACATAACTGTCTTGTGTAAGTTTTACTGCTACCTCTGGGTCATCAAAATATGATAAAGGGTTAATTCCTTCCTCTTCAGCAACTTGCATTAAAACTGTAGCCATTGTTTTTGCTTTAGGTTTTTTATATCCGCTAACAATAAGTTTTTGTTGAACTTGATCAAATAGTTGACCGTCTAATGACTTGTCGAAAGATATATATCCTGCAAGTAAATCTGATACAGGTTCAGGTAAAGGAAAATCAATTGTACTATTTACTAAGTATGATCTAATTGTTCCTTCTGAGATAGTATATTGTATCTCATTTCCAAATGTTTCATATAAACTTTTACTAGACATTATGGGCCTCCTACATTTCCTGCTGGGTTTGGAGAAGTATTAGAAATCGCGTCTGACTCAGCAATCGAATTTGCGATCGATGAACCTATTGCTGTAGAGGCTCTATGAACTGCTGTACTTATGATAGCATCTTTAACACTTTGTCCTCTAAGAACAGCACTTAAGGCTGAGTCTGCTACATCTCCTATTATATCAGTAAAAATTGTGTCACCAAATTCTCTTTCGCCTGCCATTTGATTTTTATCATAACCGACTGAATATGTTGCATTTGCTTCTGGACCAGATGGAGTGACGTTAGCGGTGTCACTGTCTCCTGTTGCAGGTTCTGCAATAATTGGTTGTTTACTTCTAGCTCTTGGTTCTTCTTCAGATCCTAATATACCTGGTCCGCCATTGGCATTGGGTCCTAATGTTCTAGTTGTTTCTAATATTAGTGGTTTTTCTGCGGGTTCAAATAAATCACCTGTGATTGCTCCTAATTCCTCAAACCTATCAACATCTTCTGCACCTAACTCAAAGTTTAGTTTATTATATACAGTAAATCTTTCATAATCAAACGTCATTGTAAATTCTTGTAGGTCACTAGAAGCATAATCAATGTTGCCAGGTTTGAACTCTGACATCATTGGATTAATAATACTGTATTGCACACCTCTGTTTCCGTGATACAATACATAATCAATACGTTCAAAGAATTGTGCAGACTCGTTTATATTATATCCTGCAATATTAGAATCAAACTTGTTTGTCTCACTGGTCTGTCCAAAAGCAGAAGGTCCAATATTCTCAACTCCTCCTGTTCTTGGCTGTCCAGCAAATATATCTCTGTCCTCTCCTTTTTGTTGATTACGAGGATCCATAAAATTATATGAGAAATATTTCATCAGTGTTGTAAGCCACTCATTACCTATTGTATCAAATACTGTTATATTCACAGGGTTATATGTAACACCTGTGTTTATAATTTTCTTTTTGTTGTATGCGTTTTTTGTTTCTGTTTGAAATACTACAGAAGGCAAATCAGCAGTTCTAACTAAACTACTGATTTGTGTTCTAAATTCGTCTTTTGCGGCGTTTTCGTATAATAGTGCATAAAGGTCTCTGTTAAGAATAAAGTTAACATAGCCTTCAAACTTCTGTCTAGGCGGATTTACACCCGGTGCAAATCTTGCCGCGTTTCTAAAATCCCTTAATAAGAACTTCTTATTTGAACTGCCGCCTAATGCACCTATAAAATCTAAAGCCATTTGCTAACTCCTAGCAGAGCTAGTTTATGCCCTATTTGTACTAGTTGATCCTGCTGTTGGAGCCGGACTTAATGGTGTTGAATCTGTATCATACTGTGTTGCGTTGTCATACTTAATAGTCATGATTATCTGAACAGGGTCTGTTGCAGAATAATCTTGATCACTGTAATCAACGTTAGTTAAAAAACACCCTTCTAGTACCCAATATTCAGTTGCTTCAGTTGATACTCCGTCTAATACTTCAATTGCTGTCTGGAATTTGTAATCTGATCCAGCACTTGGAGTTGTTTGTTGGAAGTGATTGAACTGTCTTTGCAACTGTCTACCGACTGATTTAGAAGTACCATTAGTCATGTCGTCCCTTACTGTTACTGTAATAGCCTCCCAGGTATGTTTACCTTGGACCCATACTCTTGAGTTGTAAGAATCGATAACTATCTCTTCGTGAGTAAGTTTTGGTCTAACTACTGATTGTACGTTTTGGGTAAGAACCATGTTATCACCTGCAACCGCACCACCAAAGCCTTCGAAAAATGTTACTCTAAAGCGATACTTCAGTTTTGGCATCAAAATGCCAGTCCCGGTCTCACTATCACCTGTAGGTACTCCGAACTTATTTAATGTTGGTATAGCCTCTAATGCCATTTTATTTCTCCTACGAAAATTATAATTCTAATAATAACGATAATCGTTTATATGCAAATATTTATCACTTTTCGCCAAAATCAATTATAGTATGTTATTATAATCACAAAAAAAGGCGCCTAATGACGCCTTTTAGTGTTAAGTTTAACTTATGCAGTCGAACCAAGAGTATTTTGTACTCTGATCGGAATGTAAATAAACTCGATTGCTTTGATTGGCTGTATAGCAATATCAATGTGCAATTCGTTCCTATCAATCCTCTCTGCTGTGTTATTTGTAGTGTCACAAACTGTAACAAAGTCAAATAAAGCTCTTTGGGTAATAAGGTTTGCACAGAATCTATCAACTATTGCCTTAGCATCTGCTCTTGTTGAAGCATCATTAGGTTCAAATAAGAATGGCTTAACTAAATCGTCAAGTCTTTCTCTTATGTAAACAACTAAACGTGCAACGTTAATTCTGTCCATTGCACTATCTGTAGAATTTAAAGTTTTTTGTCCAAATATGCTAATTCCTCTACTTGGGAAACTAGCAACTGGGTTAACTTTATTGCTGTACAGACTGTCTCTTTGTCCTTCGTTCAATGAAACTGCTTTAAACTGTCCTGTTGTCCTATCCAAGTAACCTGTAGACGTTGCATTACTTACAACACCTCTTTGGAAACCTGCTGGTGCAAACCATGGGAATGCCACCTGGTCATTGTATGCCATTGTTCTTAATGCAATAGTACTTGAAGGAATACAAATGTTAGTTCCGTCTAAGTTAGTTGACATACCATGTGGATAGTAAATAGCACAGTATTCTGATGCACTTACTAGTCCATCTTCACCGTTTGCTGTAACAACTGCTGAGTTAGTTGCCCATGCCTGCGTAGAAGTTGAATCACTTGTTAATCCTAATGGAGAATCTCCAATAACAAATGCTGTTTCTTTTCTATCAGTATTAAGAGTTAACATTTCATCTAAACATTCTATGTAACCAGGACATGAAATTAGATTGAATCTATTAGTTTCATTCCTAATGTCTTGGTTAGCAGTTATTGATGCCTGTAATGCTGTAACAACTGCACCTCTTTGTGCTTTTCTAAGCATTTTAGGAGCACCACTGGCAAAGTTACCACTGTTGTCTTCCCATCTAGAGTTTGCAGTTACATATTTCTTAACATTGCCGCCGGATAAACGTTTGTTCCAACCTAATACACCTAAAGGATATACTGCTGGATCAGGACAATCGTCATCCATTGCAACGCCAGCACCTTGTGTAATTGCACTTCTCATATCAGCAAATACAATACCGTCTGCTGTTACTTTATCAGTGTTATCTACTAGCACGAATCTTGATCCTGCCGCTAATGCTGAGTTATATTTGTAAATCTTAGGATAATTTTCTAAGTCTGCTGTTGAAACCCATAAGTCACCAGTTACAAGTGCGCCTGCGTCACTTTGTACTGTTGGCTCTGCAGACCTAACGTTTACATCATATGGATATGAATTCCACTTACTGTCTGCACCTTTATAGACAATGTCAATATTAGTGTTATCAAGTAAATTATCATACCATAAAGTACCATCTGCTAGTGTACCTGTTGGTGCACTAGAAGAAGATGTAAAACTTAAGGCTTCCCAATTACTATTTGTTTCTTCTAGACCTAAGTCTGCGGCATTAAATCCTGCAACGTCACCAGCAGTTACATTAATGTCTGTGCCAGCACTATTAACTAGTGTGACTTTACCTGAAACGTTAGAAGCAATAACTTTGTCAGCATGTGTGTTTGCCGCACTGGCGGCACTTAGAGCTGAATTAATCGCTTCAACCATATCATCAACACTTAGGTTGCCGTCTGAATCACTATCAAAGTCATAGAATGTTACGTTAACATATCCACTTGCACCATTAACAAGAAATCTGTCGTTAATGTCAAGTTTAATTGCTTTCGAACCACTAATATGTCCAGTTGCTGTTGTGGCTGTATCCGCAATAGCCGCTGAACTTGAAATTGATAGTGTTTGTGTACCGTTATGTCTCTTTAACTGAACTGTTGCATCTGTGGCACTATACTTGTACCATAGATCGCCTAAACTTGCTGTACCATAATCTGCGTATGCTTCTGCAGAAGTTTCTCTGTAAGAAGCGGCTTGAGTAGTCCATGATGTTGCAGTTGAGCTGTAAAGTTTTAAACCAAGAACTGAACCACTGTTCAATGTGTTAGTTTGTAAATAAACATCACGATTCGCTTCAAGTGCGCCACCACCACTTCTTGTTGTAGGAACGTTTGTGTGCCTAGCAACTTGGAAGTCGCCACTTGATGCTGTGTCCCATCCAGTTGTACCTATCTGATACCAAGCACCTGAAATTTTTTCAAATAACTTGAGGTCAGCCATTGTAGTACCTGTGCTTGTTTGATAAACAACAGCAAAGTTACCGTCTACGCCAATTGAGGCTTTAGGTGCCGGTGCGGCTCCTGTAGTAACTTGGTCTTTGTTTGGTGATAATGTTGATTGAAGCACCCATGCACTTCCACTCCATTCTTTTAGTCCCCAAGTTGTTGCTGAGGTATCTAACCAGTATGAACCGTTTGCTGGGTTTGCTGTTGGAGCCGATGATGAACCAGTTAGTTCTGACAAGTCGATATCAGCTCTAAGGAGGTATGCTCTATTAGCAATTCCTAAAAAACTGTAAGCCGCTTGTAAACCATACTCGTTTAACTCGTCTCCGTGTAAAGGTGTCGCCCCACTTTTTCTAAAGTTAGGGTTTCCGTAATTTGTTAGTAACTCTCGTTGACTATTGACTAGATACACATTTCCAGCATTTGCTTTCGTTGTGTATGCGGCTGTTGATGAACCATCTGGTGCGGTTTTATCTTCGCCTGTTGCAATAATGATAAGAGGTACAGTTCCGGTGCCAGCCGCCGCATAAAAACTTTCGTCTGTTACGGTTATGCTAACGCCCGGTGAGGTTAATGTAGCCATATTGTTCTCCCATTATATATAATTTGTTATGGATACAAGTATTTATCCAAAAGACGGTATTATGCGGTATTATAGAATATTGGGGTACACGGTTTTAGTGGTTTTTGATAAATAGCCTTCACACACTATATAGTGCTGTAGACGGGTTTTTGACGTCAACGTCTGCTCTTATTTCAGCGACTCTAGATATTAAGTGGTCTAATGTGCTTTCATTTTTAATTATATAGTCTACAGGGTGTCCTACCCAATTCCATTCGCTTTCATGTACACTATTATAACGTGTTTGCATAATTTTTTTATTTACTGCATTTGTTTGTGATGTCTTTGCAACATCATACCATTCGGGTAATTCACCTCTTTGTACCCAAATAACAAAGCCATTCATAGATTTTATTAATGATAGTTCGTTTTGAAATCTAAGATCACTTACAACAACACAAGGATTTGTTTGATGTCTCATTCTCAATCTATATTCTAAACTGTTAAGCCAAATATCTTGATGAAAATGATTTCTAAGTACTTCTGTACCCATTAATTGTAATGCTAAACGAGGGGTAAAATTATCAATATTTAATTTTTTAGTCCAGTAAAGGTCTGGTGTTTCTCTGAAGTCTCTGCTTTCAACAGTATCACCTTCTAGAAGAGGCCGTTCCCAACCAAATATAGTTGAGCATAAATCTTTTAGAGGCGCCGCAAAACTGTCTTGTACGCATCCATGATTTTCAACAAACATATCTGCTACTGTGTTTTTGCCTGAACCTATAAATCCTACGAGTCCAATAATATTCATATTTTACCTGTTTGTGTTGTGAAAAATACTTATCATCGCTGTGTTGTCAACAACAAGTAAAAAAGAAACTAACCTATGACAAATCCTAATGGGCTATTTCCTTCTTCCATGTTGTGTACTGCTTGTATAAGTAAATCCAATTCTGCTTGGCCTTCTTGCTTCATTGCTTCACCATTGAGAACAATGTTGCCGCCTGCACCTGGGATACCACCCATGTACTTGCTTCTTGCTTCACCAAGTATTAATTTCGATTGAGCTAGTGAAAAATCTCCTAACCATTTACCTGAGTAAATATCTCCAAGTAATAATGATTCAGGAATAAAATTATATACACCAACTGCTACTTCTTCATCTGTTGAAACGTTTCTTAGGATTTTTAAAACTTTGGTATTTCTATTCCAAAGGAAATTATATTCACTACCAAAAATACGTCCTATAGTTTCTTTGTACTGTGAGAATGCATCAAATGTTACTAAGCCACCTATTTGGCCTGCATTTAATAGATACATGTTATTGAATGCTACATCAAAAGGATCAAAGTTTGAGCCTGTGCCGGAAGAACTACCAACGCCTCTACGATAAAGACGTCTTACTTCCATTACTTCTTGTGGTAAAGTGTATTCTGTTTGACCAATTTGGGTTTGAATAAAGATTACACTTTCTTCTACCGCACCAGAACTGAGTTGTCTATACCTTCTTAACGCAGAATCGATTGCTACGTCGTAATGATCTCTGTCGAGCTCTACATCAACAATGTCGTCTGCTAGTCTGAGTTGCAACTCTCTTACGAGATCTTCTCTACTGCTATATCCTATTTGATTCTCTGGCATAACACTATTTATCAGAATTTAGAGGTGTGCTGTATAAGAGTGGTTAAAACGTTTTTAAGATGATAGTATGTTCATTAAAGCGGCCGTTCATTCTAGTATCAGTAGTTGTAATAGCCTCAAAGTTCTTATTACATGATGTTTTAGCACCTGCTATAAAAGGTTTTAGTTGCTCTTTTGGCTTACGGAGTGTTTTTTGTAGGCTTGATTCTTCACAAAAACCTTGAAGAGTTGTGCCTTTTACATTTAAACCAGCACCTTCTCTTTTAAGACTTCTTGGGTCTTTGTTTAATGCTCTATATACTCCTAGTTTCCTAGTTTTAACATTATATACCCAACATTCGTTAGCATAAACAACATCAGTAGGTATAACACTGGCTAATCCTAAATCAGGTTCATTAATTTTAAACTTTAATTTTTGCACAATCTTCTCTTTAGACCTAGCCTTAGGCTTACGAGCTTTGCGTTTAGTGGCTTTTGTTTGTATAATGGTATCACAAGCAGTATTAATCATTTCGTAGTACTCTACATACGCCTTACGCAGTTTTAGATTAAAATTACTATATGCTTCTTTTATGTCTGGGTCTTTCCATTCTTGAACTTCAAGTGCTTCTAAATGTCCGTCACTAAACTCTTCTTTAATTAACTTTGCATGAGGGACTTTTACTTCTGGCTGATATATCATCATCAGCTCATAAGGTTTGAATTGTTTTAGTGTTTTTTTACCGTCAATTAATTCATCTAAGAAATATTCTAAATCACCACAAAGAGTACCTATTTGAAGTTTCATCCTATCTTGAATACTGATTTTTTTCTTTGGGGGATTCAGTTGTTTTTGGATTATTTTTTCTTTTATTTCTGCCTTCCCTCTTTTAAGCCATTCTTCTTTTTTATTGTCTATGTACTTTGTAAATTTTTTAGGCATGTAACCTAGTTTAGATTCAGTAAACAATATTAAGGCAGTTGACTTAAAAACCCAATCAGGACTTTCTAAAATAATTTCACATTCTTTTTCATCCCAGGGTGCTTTATATTTGATCCATTCTCTTGCCTTGTTAATTTTGGCTTTATCTTTAATTTCTGTGCGGACAAAAGAATTTACTGAACTATAGGCTTTTTCTTTCTCTTCTTCAGTTTTTGCATCAGAAAGAACTTCCCAGTCAGGTTCCGGTGTATAATAAATGTTTTTCTTTTTTCTTTTCGCCATGTAAATAGTTATCCTTCGGTATAAAAAGACATGCTACATATTAACACATCTTTTAACCCTGTCAACAACTATATATAGAATTAACGCAAAAATTATGCGATTATATTGGTAATATTCTTGAATTTGGTGTTTTTGCTATAGATTTCTTTCCAAACAGCAATAGTTTGGTCTAGGCCTTCGCTTAAGGTAATTTTAGGTTCCCAACCTAACTTTTCTGTGATTTTATCATTCGAACTATTAAGCAAAAATATCTCTCCGGGACGAGCAGGCTTCTTATCCCAATGAACTATTCCTCCCCATTCTATCTTAGATGCTATCACTTGCACATAGTCTGAAATCCTGATTGCATTGTTTGGTCCTAAGCAGAAAATTTCTCCTGCACACTTATCTGGATTGCGTATAACTGCCTCCCAAGCATCAAGTAAATCTTCTATGAATATAAAGTTACGATATGGTTTACCATAACCTAAAAATATCTCATCTGGATTATTTAACATTTGCCAAATAACTTGTTCTGTTACAAAAAAGTTATTGTCTTTTCTACCATATGCATTTGTTTGACGTATTGCAGTAAATGGTAACCCTAAACTTCTATTTGCATACTCTAAATATTTTTCACAACCATACTTTGCAACGGCGTAAGGAGCATTTGGATTTGGTTGTGTTTCTTCTGTGAATGCAATAATACTGTCATGTTGTTCTTTACCGTCTTTTATTAAGTCACTAACTGGTTGCCACCCATATACTTCCATTGTACTTGCAAACACAAAGTTTTGTAAGTTTGGTAAGGTTGATGCCGCCTCAATTAAGTTAACAGTACCTACATAGTTCACTTCAGAGAAAACTATTTGCTCATAGAAACTA